GAATATTAAATGTAAATGACTCTTCCCCATATTTATTAAATGCCCGTTGTAGATATACTGAATGATGAGCACCCTTTCTTAAATCAGCAAGATGAGCAGAAAACCTACTCTGTACATTAATACTACTCCCAATATAAAATTTACCATTTTTAATGTTTAATATTTTATATACAGCAGCGTTCATGGGGTATTTTTTATAATGTGAATAACTTGTGCTGAATTCCTTTTTAAGGAAGCCTCCAAAAATTTGGGTCCAGATCCTGGACGTGACCAATTAATTGGTTTACCACTGGGGCTCTCCATCATTTCATGGACTGCAGCAGCATAATTAGTACCATAGCCAAGAACAACATAAGGATCTTTTGTCTTAGGTGTTAGTAACGGCGTGACAAAAGTAGAAGCTCTCAAAATTCCAAAATCCACTGGCACTGTCGGAGAAGTTTTGTTGGCATCATTAAGAATTAAAGTAGCAGCCTCCACCAGTCCAGCACTGGATCTTGCTTTAAGTTTCATCAACTCCAAGTTTATATTCCTTGCTACATTCTCAATACCGGATATACGCCACGTTCCCTTTTTTGGACCTGTGCCACTGTAGCCTGTCAATTTCCAAGCTGCTCCGCTTTTACCTACTCCTTTTACTATCATGATCTAAATCCCTCTCTTTGTATTCAGAAATGCCTTGTACTCAAATTCAGTAGTACTTCCCAATCGTGGTGTTTTCACTCCTAACAATACCCTCATGGCCCCCTCCGTAGTATCCGGAACAGGTGCGGAGTCTATGGTGACCAGTGTTCCCAAGTACAGGTACTCTCCATCCTGTACTTCCTGAGCAAGAAATACCCTAGCTTGGCTCATTGATTCTTCACCTTGCTTATCCAAAACCAATTCCTTGGTAAATTCACATCTGCCTTTAATTTCCACCGGATCATCATAGGTAAATCCATTAAACCCATCACTTACAGGATTGGCCCAATACACAAGGGTCTGTCTCAGATTTCTTAATATGAATGCTGGTGTGCTCATGAGAAACTTGTTATTGCTTTGATATACATTGCTTTCTTCCCGAGATTAGCCAAGCCTCCACAGGTATCCAATAGTAGGGCTGTCTGGCCATACGATGTGGACTTTAATCCCTCTGCTGAAGCTTTACCTAAATACTCTACCTCAGCATCTCCTACCCTCTCTTTGGAAGCCATTCTTTCATGAGTGACAGAAATCAAATGGGCAGTCAGCCACCTTTCAATTTCAGTTAGTATTGCTACACTCAATCCACAAGTGACATTTGCCGTAACCATGGAATTGGCTACTTCAATGAAGGGATCAATGGTAGCTGTTACCATAGCCGTTCCCGGGGGAAGGATCTTTAAAACTGCTGCTGCGTCTGTCCGTGCCATAATTTCCTTGTTTTACGTACTATTTCTTTTGTCTGCTTTTCCACAATTTGGGCTCAATGAAGTCCATTACATCTTGATTCCATTCTAATCCCAACCATTCCAACATCTCTTTGATTTGCCCATAATCACCATTAATCATACGTTCCGGCCAGATCTCCATTGTATTCAACTTATCTCTACTCATTTCCCGGAATCTCTCTTCATGCTGGTGTACCCACCAAAGCCATCCCTCTTGCTGATTATTTGCCCCAACGAACCTCTGATTGGACTTATTCACAAACCCTCGCATAAAGCCCGTGCGCATACAGGAATTGATAATATCTGGAGTCTTCCTTCTCACAATGATCCACTTGGCATCCGGAAAAGCATAATTCCATACTGGCCAGTGCTGGCACATCTTTGCTCCCTTATACATCCAAGGCCCTTCAACATACCCCTGTTCATTCATGACCTGTCTTATTTTCTGTTCCCAATTACTCGGGATGGGAAGGTCATTTACATCAGGTAAGGGGAATTGCCCTAAGGGATCCACACCAATTGAATGATAGTAGGGTTTGACAATGTCTTGTCGTATTTTAGCATTTTCAAACATGCCCTTTGCATTGTTAGAATTGGGACCGAACATTTTCCCCCCAAACGCTCCGCGCTGGTTAATGATCCCTGCCACTAAACTGGTCCCGGATCTTGCACAACCTGTAATGAGTATCGGTGCTCTCATTTAAGTGTAGTATTTAGTATCAAGCCATTTTAAATCATCATGAACATACTCCTTCATCTCCTCGGCCAAAAGCTTATCTGGCTGTGGTCGATTGGTTAGTTCATCTACAATCAATTCCATGACTCTATTAATAATTGTCTCATCTTGATATACCCACCGCTCGGCTACTTCCGGAGTGTATTTGGTGTACGGGTTCGGACTATAATGGATTGCACTGGGATGATCTCCATTATAAATCGTCCTACGGCCCATGAGTCCCATCTCAATTACGGAGCCTGCAATACCGTCGTGTTCTGTCAGACGGACTCCCAATAAAGCCTCCGTATACACCTGGTATAATTCTTCAGGAGAGTATGACCAGAACGTGGCATAGGAGAATCCAGGCTTCTGGGTATCCTTGAGCCACCGTTCTTCGATCTTCTCTACCATCGTGGTCCCATAGTACCAAATACGATTTTTATTGCCATAATGGTAAATATCACCATCCGTCTGCTTTTCAAAATTGAACTTGGTAATATCCGTGGGAACAATCAGTCTCTCGGTATATGGAATTCCCCAGTGATCAAGATCCACTTTGCACCAGTGAGAATATGTCATATGAAATACACGGGAGGTATTGTTCTTACAAAATTCAAGAAATGGAGGAAAGGCATGTAATTTCAAAGTATCGCTCCCGGTCCATAGAATCACACAAAATCCTTGATGTGACATTACCAATTTCTTCAACGCAGGAGCGCCACAACCAAATACTAACAACGGGCGGTTTAAATCCGTCCTGGGGTTGTATTGTTCCAAATCAAATTTCTTCCTTAAATTAGGTTGAAAGAAATCCTTACTCATGCCGGTGACTACTTCTAATCTCATTTCGTTAGCACATTTATCTCCAGTGTTTTTTTACCCATGTGTCATTCACTTGGTGTGGCCGAGGGTTTCCATGAAACATCACAACATCAATTTCCGGGTATGGGTCAACTCTCCCGTTCATTGCCATACGTTTGTATGATTCTATATTAAACTCATCATTCCAAACTCGTATGTTTGCACTCTCCCTTTTTAATTTCTCAATTGTATACCGCTGCTCTAAAGAATATTTCAATGCTGTTTGTACATCATAGCCCGTGATTAACCGGGACCAATCCCCGTTCCACCCCATCATACCATTGGCAAAGTTCCTATGTGGATTAAAGGCCTTAATCAGCCAAAAATCAAGATGGCCTCCCGCTTCCACTAAGTCATAGGCCCTGTCCATGTTCTGAATGAAAACAGTATCCAACCCAGTAACAATAATCGGCCCGGGTAACCAAAATACCTCCATCATACTATACTTGCCAGGAAGGTCCAAAGAAAGGGGAAGTGTATCCACTCCTTCTATTTCCGGGTAATCCGTCATACAAATGAACTTTTCAGTGGAGGGTAAACAATGCTCCACCATGCTCTTCAGAATTCGAACATGATTAGGAGTAAAATCTCCACCAGATTTTAGTACACATGCAAACGTCCTCATTGTAAAACCTCCTTTACTGTCATTTTTGGGAAAACCTCAATTGCACTATCCGGAGACAGATTAATAATTTCAATTCCAAATCTTTTTGCATCCTTTGCAATCGCTGGGAAATTCTGTAAATGTCTACTGAATGGTAATTTATGAGCAGGCCTTATTACATTATTTTTTCCACTTGGGTAATGCCTATGGAAATGCTGTTTCCCATTCTCTCCCAATGACATATCAAATCCCAGCAAGTATATTTTTACTACACCAAGTTGGGCTGCCAAGCTAATTGCAGCAGCTCCACTGTTCCCATTCCAAGAAACCACCCCTGACTTAAGTGAAATCCCATGTGGATGATTCCCATTACGGTATAAATGTTTTACACTACGTACATTTGGCTTATTCCTTAAACTTGGATTACACGACACTTTCATTTTAGGATACTTGCAGAGTTCTTGTATATTCTGAAAATAAAATCCACCGTCACCAAAAAATACCAAGTCAATCCAATCCCCAAGCAAAAACGCAGCATTGATTCCAATTACATGCTTGTCATGTATTGCAGAAAGGTACGAAGAGTATGAACTCAGGGGCTGCTCTCCGGAGAGTACAGCACTGATCACATCCTCGGGTACTTCAAATTGAAGAGGTATAGAAGGACCACCACCGATGATCCAGCACTCTCCCCCCTCCCACATATTAGGAATATCCCACATTACTCAGTGAGGGATTTTATCAGAGCTTCCGCATCAACTTTTACTAACCCTTTCTCATTCATCACTTTGCCGTTCACATCCTCAACGTTATAGTAAGCCCCACCCTTTTTCTTCAGGGTAAACACAACTTCGGCAACTTCTTCGGGTACCACATCCTCTTTTTTGGAAGTTTTCGGTTCAACTCTACCATCCGCAGGGACTATAACATCTCTGGCACCTGCTGGTATTTCATCTTCCGTAGCTTCAAAAATCTGCCCGGGTTTGATGATTCTGTTTTTCAAATAAATTGAGCCTCCTCCGAGCTTTTTCCAGCGTAAAATTGGGGACTCTTCTACATTTGTTCTTTTCATTTTTTGTTCCTCCTTTTAAGAAAATCACATGATTAGTGATTATCTAATTTCTAAGACATATGAACAACACCGGAATTCCCGTCCTGATCACTACGGATCTGGGGAACTTGGATTGTCATAACCTTATACTTGTTGATAAAACGTCCTTCTTCCTGCCAGTGAACGTTCTGGATGCCCATACCACGAACGAGGCGAACCACATCAGAGGTCATTTGCACCAGAAGTACATTATCAGCAGTAAGAGAATCCACAACTTTAATTCCACTGATTCCACCGATCTTCATAACCCTTTCACGGATTGTGGTACCTGGTGTAGTGGAGTCATAGTCGGTATCCAGAACAGTCTCATATGCAGTTGGAATATAAAT